GATGCAAGAGAGACGACAGACTTAAATTCCTCCAGAGACGTGATATTACCAAGATTGACACTCCCAAGATTGCAAACGTCACTGTCATCTTCACTCGTAACTTCAGTGCAGGCATTGCGTAGAGTTTCATTCTGTTTATCACCAAAGTTGAAGCTAAAGCCTGGTTCACCTGTGCTTAGGGCTTGCAGCACATTTTGCTTGAAGATGTTGTTGTTCTCTAGACCACCAACCAAAGAAGCGTCGTCGTAGTTGACACTGATGTTGGTCATGTCCAATGGACCAGGAAAGTTGAAGTCTTTTAGCTTTTCTGCTCGGACAAGCTCGGACCAGTTTTTTGCTCCGAGGAATGTATGAATGTCCTCATGCTGCCAATTAAGGCTTGCATAGATTGCAGAACGTCGGCTGCCTCCTTGCATGACATTTCGGCCGATTTCATTAATGGCATACATAAGGGGAATAGGTCCGCTAGCTGTTCCCCCAGTTCGTTGTAGGGCACTCCCGCTTGGCCTAAGTCGGCTGTAGTCAATTCCTCACAGCAAAAGACTGGTCTCCAGTCGTAAAGGCACAGAAGGAAGTAGACTTTAATTTCCCTGCTCCGCTTGACATGACGAACATCAGCGTTAACTATGATGATGCTTCTCTAGTAGGTGGGCTAGAAAACAATCCTGTATTCCAGAAGAACTGTCGTCAAGCTATGATGACTGGTGAACCTGGTTTCTCATTTAATTTTGGTAATAAAGAGAATGAAACTCTTAGAAATGCTTTCTCTATCAAAGAAGTAGAAGAACCTAAGACATAAAAGAAAAGCCCGCCTTTCGGCGGGCTTTTTTATTGGTACTTGTCTAAAATAGACTTGATATTCTTCAGTCTAATTAGTTCTGTGGGAGTTAGTTTCCCAGCATCAGCTTGAGCACGTTCGTAGCTAGTCATGTACATTTGCTGAATCTGTGTTTTCATTGTATTGTCTACAATAGACTTACCAAATACAGCAATAGCATTAGACTCAATCTCAGAAGCCTTCTTAGTATCTCCCTTCATGACAGCATCAAAGAAAGAGTCGCTAAAAGAACGACGACGCTCATTTAGTTCCTGCTTATACTTTGTTTGCTTCCATTCTAGGTTTCTAGTAGTGACTTCTTTGGTACTACGAAAACCATACTTACTAGCGAGATTAACAACGGATCTGAACTCTTCCATGCTCCCCATGTTACCAAGGTTAATAGAACCAAGATTACAAACATCAGAATCATCCTCACTGGTGACTTCAGTACAAGCATTACGCAATGTCTCATTCTGTTTATCACCAAAGTTAAAAGAGAACCCAGGTTCACCTGTTTCCATTGCCTGACGTACATTCTGCAAGAACACGGGGTTAGCTGCTAGGGTTTCTTCTTTTGTAGGGTTAGAATGGGGAGTAAATAAACCATCAATACCTAATGCGGCGTCGTCATAATTAACAGAGATGTTAGTCATGTCGAGAGGAGCGGCAGCATTAAAATCGGCTTCTTTGCGAAGCCTTGTGGCCTGATCCCAGTTCTTTACTCCAAGGAAGAGAGGAATGTCTTCATGCTGCCAATTAAGGCTTGCATAGATTGCAGAACGTCGGCTGCCTCCTTGCATGACGTTTCGGCCGATTTCATTAATGGCTGACATAAGGGGAAGAGGTCCGCTAGCTGTTCCCCCAGTTCGTTGTAGAACGCGACCGGAAGGTCGGAGTCGGCTATAATCAATTCCAATACCTCCACCAGTCATTAGACAAGACATTGCTCGCCATGTTACGTTGCTCCACTCTTCTCTGGTGTCTTCTTCTGCTCGAAGGAGATAGCAATTGTTATACGCCTTGTAAGGTCGTCCGGCGTAATAGAGATACCGTCCTCCAGGTAAGAAGCGCATCTCTTTAATGTGCTGGGCAAGTTCTTTTTGATCTGATTCAGACATGAGGACGGGGAGTGTTCCTCCCCTACTGCCACATACGTCATCAACGAGACGGTCTGCCAACGCGTCCCATGTGTCATTTGGTCCCTGGGCATACTTCTGTCGAAAGATGTTCTCTGCAAAGGTTGTCTTGAATCGGTTGACTAGCATTATTGTGTTGTTTCTCCAGGGCTTTTTCAAGCTGATTTAAATGATGTTTTAACAGGTGTACTTCTCTATCTACTGCTGTAACCAACCACTTTAGTTCAATAGAGTTGAAGGTTTCTTCAGCAGGAAGTGTCTCGTGTACACCTTGTTTTAAGAAGGTAAAGTCGTTTGTAAGGTCTCGCTTGATGCGGTGGATGTAGTCAGTTAAATAGAGAGGGTGCATTCACTCGGTCTTTATATGTTTGTTTCTCTTCCGGAGGAGCCTTACTTAGAGGGGCACACATAACAGCCTGTCCTTCTGAGTCTACCAAAATACCTCCTACAAGACACTGTGCATGGTAGGCTTCAATGCCCCTAATGATGCCAGTTTCATATGCCCATTTGTGTGAGAAATAAGCACCAGCTATAGTCATAATACCTAGCACAACTAGGATGGAGTATGTTAGTTTCTTACTGCTATAAAGAAACACTGTTTCTCTCCTTAATAGCACATACAACACACCAACCTTTGCGCAGCCATCCACCACACTTAGGGCATTTTAAATGTTCTCGTTTACTCATGACATTAGAGCCTTCCATGAATGTTGAAACTCTTGTGGAACCTTGTCGTTAATAAGCTGTGCAATGTCCCGTGTTTCTTCTTGTGCATGAGAATCAAGACGTTGCTTACATACACGAGCAAAGAACATCAGGCTTCCTGTCCACCACCACTCTGTCATTGTATTCTGGGGTAACACCATTCGGGCTTGTTCAGGAGCAACACCAAAGCACAGTAAATTGTTATATGCATACAAACAATCTTCTACTACATCCCGAATATCTATGTTATCTACTTCACCACTACTACCTTGCTTAGCATTAATCGGCTTCCCACGCCACACCTTAGGTAAATAGAAAGAGGGCTCGTCGTCCACATACCTTCGACTAACCTCATTCCACACGCCCCCAACCTGATGCTTGACAAGCTGTCGGGCCACAAATATAGGCGCAGAAATTCTAAAGGTGAGAGAGGTATGTGCAAAAGGGCTCCAGTGCCCGTGTGTTGCAAGGTAAGTGATAAGTTTAGCATCTTTTAAAGATAACCGTTCATCATAGTCATCACCCTCAATAGCATATTGTTCCCATTCACTTTCCTTAGCAAAGCTAACCCGTGCAGCATTAACCACACTGAGGTCAGACCCCATATGGTCTACAAGATTAACGGAAGGTTGTTCGGTCTTCATAAGGAGCTTGCTCTTTCTCTTCTTCAGGTTCAGTTTTATCTAGGAAGTCTTGGATAAGCTGTGCAGCTTCTTCATCTTCCACCATGCGTTCTAGGAAACGCTTCTTACCTAGACGCTTTTCATTCTCTAGTTCTTTGTATGTCTGCTGCTTCTCAGTCAAGGGCATCTTCCAGGTTAGAACGCTTTTCTACAATAACATCATGCAAGGCTTCAACAAGATCATTCATGTCAAACTCCAGGGCATCAAGGAACTCATATACATCTAGCTGCGCCACTAGGCGGGCTTTAAGATCGTCAATGGCATTACTCACGTTGATGCTCCATAGCCTCATCTAGTAGGTTCATCTGTACCCACTTAAGATGAACGCCCGTAAGGTTTACCACAGGTTCCTTCTTAGCTTCTTCTGTTTCTACAAGTTTCTCTAGGAAGTGAATGGCTTTCTTAATGTCATTAATACCACCCTTGTCTTGCCATCGTGCAATGTACTTAAGGGCTGTACCTTCTAGATAACCCAGGTCCCATGCAAGAACAACATCCCACGGCTGAATGTCCCCATACTTCTTATAATGGTCTCCAGCAATTTGTTTAGTGTTAGCTGACAATTTCTTCTCCTGGCTGTAGGTTGTTTACATATTGGTGTGCAAAAGCCCTAGCTTCTTCTAGAGTACGGAAACCTCGAATGTCTTGGTACACTTTACCAAATACTTTGTTATCCATGAAGCTATTATGGTAAGAAGCGGCACCACTCCAACCCTCATCTTGTACAACAAAGGTAAGTGATTGGTCAAAGGCTGAAGTACGTTTAATGATTCTCATACTTTAATATTCTCTCCATTGAATGTGAGTACAATAGTGGGCTCAAAGGTATATGCATTATCTTTACCATACCCCATTTGATGGGAGGCATATCCTTTTAATTGTACTGCTATATCTTTAGCAGCTTGTCTAGCAATATTATCTGCCATAGGTTTAATTCGAGCATAAACAGCATCTTCAATGGTCTTAGTCATGTGCTTAGAAACCATATCAGCCATATCAGGGAGACTAAATGTGCTTGCCATATTTCTTTTCCAAATAATCTAGGGATACAGGCATAACATCAAACTCACCATCAATTACATTATGCATCATGATAATGCCACGCCAATGCTTGTTACCCTGTGGTCCCATGTAGTCTTCGTCATGTGTATAACATGAGCCAGCAATGATTGATGTTAGTCGCTTCCCGTCTCCCCTGTGGGCCATAGCAATTTGTAAGCCTTGTTGATGACCAGCCACAGTGGACATGTGTTTCTTACTTAGAGTGAGAGCAGCACTGCCCACAGGACGACCAAGAGGACCGGAGACAAAATAGTGAGAGAAAGCCACACCACCGATAACCACAACTTCAAGGAATGGGTAAACTTCCCACCCATATTCTTTATACTTAAGATCATCAGTGGATAAAACTCCTTCTAGTTTTGAGTCGTTGTTGACTGCCTTGTCAATACGGGCTTCATGATTACCAAGTGTAAGGACCATC